ACATATGAATTATTTTTTTTTTTAATAGACCATCCTTCCTCAATAGCATTAAAAAGAAATAACATTTTTTGAAATTTAATATTATCTATTTTAATATTAGTATTTTCTAAATAATTATCCATTTTAATTTTAATATCCATTTTATAAAAAAATAAGAAAAGTATTATAATCTTTAAACTTGTTTAAAATATATTTAGTCTTTATTATCAATTAAATAAATACTATGTTTCTTATTAAAGAGAAATGCCAAGTTTTAAGCCTAAAACTAACAAAAAAATAAAATTTAACAAACAAAAATCAATTACTTTAGATGGTAAACACAAAGAATTTTTAAATGAGTTTTCTAAAAATGAAAATGATAAAATTCCTGATTTAAAAGCTGAAAAAAAAGAACTAGAATTAAAATTAAAAAATCCTGTTCTAACAGTTGAACAAAAATTAGACATTACTGATCGTATTAAAGAAATTACAAGTATCATAAAAGAATTAAAAAGTAAAAAGAAAGAATATTTTTTAGATAATTCTAAATTTATTTTTGATTATTTTGAAAATAAAAAAAACATATCATCTGGTGCTTCTTCTGATGCTTCAAATAAAAATAAATTATTGAATACTTTTTTTAAAATTAAACAAGATGATACTTTAAATACACTTAATCAAACTAAAAATAATAATATTGTCCAAAAATATTTATGTAATATTGATGATGTTTTTTTAGACGTAAACTCATTTGTTTGTCAAACAGATATTTGTCAATATTGCTATAAAGGTGAGTTAATTCCTCTTGAAGATGAGGGAATTTTAATTTGTAATAATTGTTCTAGAAATATTCCATATTTAATTGAAAATGAAAAACCATCTTATAAGGAACCACCTAAAGAGGTGTGTTTTTATGCTTATAAAAGAATTAATCATTTTAAAGAAATATTAGCCCAGTTTCAGGGAAAGGAAACTACTCAAATACCTCCTGAAGTTATTGAAAATATTAAGTTACAAATCAAAAAAGAGAGAATTGAATTAGAACAAATAACAAACCTTAAAACTAAAGAAATCCTAAAAAAACTAGGATTTAATAAATATTATGAGCATATACCATTTATTAAAGATAAATTGGGAATTAAACCACCAGTTATGTCGCCTGAATTAGAAGAAATACTTTGTAATCTTTTCATTGAATTACAATCTCCTTATTCTAAATATTGCCCTGATGATAGAGTAAATTTTTTAAACTACTACTATACAGCATACAAACTTTGCGAGTTGTTAGGGGAAACACAATACCTATCTGACTTTCCAATGTTGAAAGATAGAGAGAAAAGAGTTGAGCAAGATCAAATTTGGCGGAAGATTTGCGAAGAATTAGATTGGGAATTTATTTCTACTATTTAAATTAATAATTTTAATATTGAGGACCTTCAAGATTTTTATATATATCATCTGATTGTAATTTACCTCCTTTGTATGGGAATAATTTTAACAAATTTGTATTATAAATTGAAAAATTAGGGTCGCTACAATTAGCACCTATATTATTTCCTCCAATCTTATTACCACCTCTAATTTTTTTGATTTTTCTTGATTTTTTACCTTTTCTATGTCTTCTTTTTGAACCACCTAAGTCAGCAACAGTTAATTTTCTTGCTTTTGCGGCTTCACTATTAACACGAGCATTATCTAATAAATCTTGCTCTTGTTGTCTTCTAATATCTTCTGGAGTCATAGGTGTTGTTGGAAAACTTGTTATTGAATTAATTCTTTGTCTCTCTAAATCAGCATTAATTCTTCTTATTTCATTATCATTTCTCTCTCTTTCTTCCGCAATTCTATCAGCTTCTGCTAGTCTGTTTAATTCAACTGGATCTGTTATAGGAGTTGTTTTCCATTCTTTTACTCCACCCTTTGTTTTTCTATTTTTTTTAGTATTTCTTTTTGTTTTTTTATATCTCTTTGTTTTTCTAGATTTCCTATTTCGCAAAGTTATTGGCATTAGTATACAATATATTATTATTATTTATTAGTACTTGAAGAATCATAATGATTTAATTAATTATTATGATTTTATGATTTAAAACCCACCAGGGAATCTGACAAGGTTGGCACCAATACCGAAACCTGCTCCAGATCTAGCAGTAGCACCCATAGATGGAATGTATGTATCCAAAATGCTAAAAGTAGCAGCGGCAGTTAAGGCAATCAAAATGATTTCCTCAATATTCAAAGAACGTTTAGGAATAGCATAAGCAGCAATTGCAACCATTAGACCTTCAACAAGATACTTAATTATTCTTTTAACAAGTTCGCCAACATTAATTAATCCTTCCATTATAATAAATAAAAAGAAAAAAATATATATATTTGCGATAAAAAACTTAAATAATTTGCTTTAATTAAATTAAATGAGTCATTCTAAAGAAAAGAATTCTAAAAAAACTGGGTTTGAGAAAAAAATGAATAATGGAAAACAAAATCCTAAATATGTTGACTTACTAGAGGAAGATAAGCCTATTGCTGGACAAAAATTTGCGTGTGTTTCTTTTGTTTCTCCTGAAAATATTTTAAAACAAAAAGAAATTTTTCTTTTTGAAGAATTCCTAAAGAAGTGGGATTTAAATAAATCTATGGAAAAATTTGTACAATTTTTAAATTTTGTTTCATTTAAATACAGTATGTCTTTTGACGATTTAACAACTGATTTTAAAGAATTTGTTAAAGAAGAAAAGGAAACATTGACTAAAACAAGTATGAGGGACGAATATAAAACATTTCTTGATAATAATGAAGAAGAGCTTGAAAAAACATTTGGCATTAACAACCAATTTCAAACTTCTACAAGAGGATTAAAGGTAAGAGGTGTTTATCCAACTTTAGAAGAAGCAGAGCTTAGATGTAAAATGTTAAGGGAAATAGACCCTAATCACGATGTGTATGTTGGACCTGTTGGATTATGGATGCCTTGGGAGCCTGAGGCTTATAAGACTGGACGTGTTGAGTATATGGAAGATGAATTGAATCAATTGATGCACGAAAAGACCAAAAATGAGTCTAATGCTAAATCTGCTTTTGATCAACGAGTTAAGGAAACAAAACAAAAGGCAATTGAAGAAAATATTAAGAATGCTGAGAAATCTGGAAACACATTAACTCAATCAATCGATAATGAAGGCAATTTAATTGGTGTTACTAATGCCACATCACAAGACTTTGGTTCAAAGGATAATGAAACTATTTCTGCTGCTGATATTCGTTCTGAACTCTTTGAAGGAGAGAACATTGTTGTTGGAAATACAGATCACGGTCAAAGTGAGCTTATTAGTGGTCCTTTTGTTGTCAAAAAGGATTAAATAATAATATAGATTAAATAATAATAATATAAATAATAGAATTGTATATTATTTATATGTCTAAAAATATTGACAAAATAATTTATATAAATTTAAATAAAAGAACTGACAGACGTGAACATATTGAAAATCAATTAACTAATTATAATTTACCATTTGAAAGATTTGAAGCAATTGAAACTACAGGTACCATACAAAAATATTATGGAACTTTCAATACTGGAATTATAGGTTGTGGAATATCACATCTTAATGTTTTAAAAATTGCAAAAGATAGAGGATATGAAAATATTTTAATATTTGAAGATGATTTTGAGTTTTTAATATCAAAAGAAGAGTTTGAAGAACAATTAGAGTTATTTTTCAATTCTAATATTAATTATAATGTATGTATGTTATCATATAACATTCAAAAAAAAGAAGAAAACTTTAATTCAGAATTATTATTTAAAATTATATGTTCTCAATCAGCATCTGGATATATTGTTCATAAAAATTATTATGATACTTTAATTAATTTATATGAGTGGGCATTACCATTATTAGAATCAACTGGTGAAACTTGGATTTATTCTAATGATATTGTTTGGAAAGAATTACAAGTCAACGATAAATGGTTTGGATTTAAAAAAGAATTGGCAAACAAATGGATGGATTTAGTGATAACTCTAATTGTTTTCAATACTATAACTGTTAGAATTTATTATTCGTTAATATTAATAATAATTAATATTAATTATTATTAATATTAATGTTTATTACAAAATTTTTAAATAGTAGAGGATTTTATGATTTTGAGGGATATAGTCAACAAGTTAATCAACAAGTTCAAGATTTAATAAATTTAACAAATAAACCAAATATTAATGTTATGGAAATCGGATTTAATGCTGGTCATTCTGCTGAAGTTTTTTTATATAATAATAAAGAATTAAATTTAATATCATTTGATTTAGGTGAACATAATTATATTCAAACCGCAAAAGAATATATAGATATTACTTACCCAAATAGACATAAATTGATACTTGGTGATAGTAGAATTACTGTTCCAAAATATTTTAATGATAATAAAGAAATTAAATTTGATATTATATTCATTGATGGTGGACATGATTATGAAATAGTAAAAGCAGATATGGAAAATTGTATTAATTTAGCAAATAAGGATACAATTATTATGCTTGATGATACATTATTTACTCCAAGTTGGTTTTGGGGTGATCATACTCTTGGACCTACTAAAATTTGGACTGAATATTTATCTCAGAATAAATTAATTGAACTAAATAGAAAAGATTATGAACCAGGAAGAGGAATGTCTTGGGGAAAGTATGTTTTTGAATAGTATTATAAATAACTATAATTTATATTGTTTAAATTAAATAATATAAATAATTTACCATTTTGTTTTTTTAACACTAATTTTTTGTCCTGCGCCGCGTTTTTTTACTGAATTTGGGTCATATTTTTCTTCTTCATCATCAGAATTACACCCTTTAGACAGTTCCCAGAATTCCTTTGAACCTAATTTAAAGTCATTATGATTTTCTGCTTTATACCAAAAAACCTGGTCTTGTAATTTATTTGATTTTGAATTGTTATTTATTACCAAGCATTCATAATTTTCAGTACATTGGTCCATTACTTGACAAAATGATTCAAATGTTGGGAACATTCCAGCATAATTTTCATATATTCTTTTTCTATTCGCAATATAATTCTCTCTCAAAATAAAAACAAAGTCGATATTTGTTCTTAGAGTTGGAGGAATACCTAAAGGATATTGCATTGTTATCACTAACATTATCTTCCAATGTCTCCCATTCATAAATAAAAGACGCATTAATTTATCTCGCGTCCAAGTAGCATCATATAAACAATCATCTAAAATTACAAATGCTCTTGGATCTATTGAGCTTCGCTTAAATGTTTCCATTTCCTTTTTTACTTGTTTTAAAACAGTTCGCTGTCGTTTTAACACATTCTCTATAATTGCTGTATTATACTCATTATGGATAAATAATTTTGGTACCATTTTGGTATAAAATCCGTTGCCCTCTTCTGTGCCTGAAATTACTGTTCCTATTGGAATATCTTGGTGATAATAAAGTAAATCTCTTACAAGAAATGATTTGCCTGTATCTCTCTTGCCTAGTAGGACTACTACAGGACCTTTATTTTCGTTAGGCTTAAAGCTAATAGATTTCATATCAAATTTTTTTAATTCTAGCGACATATATACTATTATAAATTTTTAAAAATAATATATATACGCATTAATATAATATTTTGCTATACATTTTCACGAAGTTATGAAAAAGTATATTTAACAATAAATAAGTTTAAATAATAGGGAATTTATATATTAAATAGCTAATGATGGTTGACCTAAATTATCAAAAGAGGAAAAATGTGGAACTTTT